ATAAAGTATTTAGATTTTTACCAATCTGTACGATAGTCTCTAACTACTGGGCTCCAACGAGTTCCATATTCATCAACCATTTCACCTACATTATCATCTTCTAATCCATTAACAACAAATCCAAAAGGAGCCATGTCCTGTTCTAACATGTCTTGTTGTTCTGACATCATTGTTCTACGAATATCATTGTCTGTAATTTCTTTAAAATAAGTTTGATCACTTGCCCAAGAAAATAGAAATAAACACGCTACAGTGTCATCATTACATCCATCATCGGCTTGAAATGAACTACCTTTAATAATAAATGTAGATAATTCGTTAATACAGTCATAATCTTCAATAATTAATTTATTATCTTCTACTAGTTGTTTTAGATTAGAACATCCAATTTTCTTTACTGCTTTAGTTGTTCTTACCCCCAATTGTGCTCGGCCACCACTGAAGCCCCCTCCAAGGACTTGTCCCGCACGCCCACGCATACTAGCCATAATAAGGTTGTCATACTCCAAATCAAACTGCATAGTTGATGCAACTTGTTCACCGATATCATTTACCTCAATCATTACAAATGCTTGATTATATGCTTTAGCTACTTCATGAATTTTGGTGGGAAATAGTAGAGGTTTTATTTCATTATCTCTGTATTTTGCAACTACCTTATATGGTATAGTTGTTATATCAAATACTAAAAATGCAGAATAATCATTTTGTGTACCTCTTGCAACATCAGCGGTAATAATATATGTACTTTTCTCTAATGGCATTTCATATAAATCTAAACCAGAACTGGATCGTATAGGAGTCCTATATGTCAATTGTTTTAATTTTGCTGGTGATATAAGTGTATCGATAGACCCTAAAAACTCGCACTCAAATTCAGAATTAAATTGTGATTCGGAAGTGTTTCGTATTGTTTCTTCTTTCCAAGCTGCATCTCTCCCTGGCACTTCACTCCAATGTACTTCAGTAGGAATATAGTTATTACGTCCTTCCTCTGCATCTACCCATAGTTTATAAAATTGATTCATGCCATGTGGTGTAGAAACAATAATTACCTTTGTGTTTTGGCCAGAGGTAATTGTAGGATAAACAGATGCAAAGAACTGATCAGCTACATTTGTAGGAACAAACGCAAACTCATCTAGGAAAATTACATTATATGAACCACCACGAATTGCACTTGAGGATGTTGCAGCTGCAAGAATTTTACTACCGTTCTCTAGTTCTATATTACCTTTGTTCCAAGCAATAATACCTTGTTGCATCCATTTAGGAAGGTTTTCATATGCAAGCTGCAATCTTCCTAAAATGTCTCTTGCAGTGGTTGATTTATTGGCAAGAACTGCAACTGTTGTATTTGGATTAAATAAAACATAATGTAAAAGGTATGATATAATAATTGTTGATTTACCTGATTGCCTAGGAAGTTTAAAAATGGTAAACCTATTTTCATGCATAGTGTCAACCATTCCCTCTTGGAAATTATACATATCAAAAGGAACTAATCCATGATCCAAAGAAACAATCCGAACATAATTTTTTATAAAATAAATAGGAGACTCAGAACACTTTTGATACTCTACAATTTCATCTTTAGTGAAATTATGAGATAGTCCTGTTCTCTTTAAATTTGGATTGCCGAGGTAGGAATTACTATCAGTTGACATTAGAGGCACCTATTAAAAAGTTACACGCTATACTTATTCTTATTGAATCTGTAAGGCTTGGAGACACACCATGTTCTAACCAACTTGGAAATAATATTGCTTCACCTGATTCAAATGGTCGTTTACTTATATGATTAGTATATGGGATTTTCTTAAAATGATGTGAGGAATCCATAGCTTCTTGAAGTCTGGGGTCTTTAAAATAAAGTCTCGCATCATCTGTTTCAGTAACATAGTATACACAAGACCAACTAGCCTCTTCATGAATATGCGGCATAGTATATTCACCCATTCTACTCAAGTTTGCCCAATTATTAATCATTCTAATTTCTGCATCATCATTATATACATCACTTAGAATATTATTCACATTAACTATCAATGATTTCTTTAAATTAGAAAATACATCAGAGGATTCAAATAATTCTTTATTACTTTGCCATCCACTACCCTGCACTGGATTAAACTTAAATCCTAAACCCTGACTTTCTCTTTTTAAAATATCAAAATATAATTTGTCATTATGTATATTTCTATCATCAATCTTAAAACTGTATACCGTCGTCGGCCATAAGTTTTGTCTTTCAACTTTCATAATATAATCCTAACCTTCAGATTTTCCTTTTATCAATTTTTGTAATTCTTTTGTAGAACCAACAAACAAAGCATTGGTTACACTCTTGGGTCCATGATCTGGAACCTCTTTTAGTTTTCTCATCTTTTCTTGTAGATCGCCTAGTTTTTCGGTAACTTCCGCGACTTGTTTGATAAGATTTCCAGCAACCTCATATGCTCTTGGATGCTCTCCTTCTCTCGCAAGTTCCAATATACCTTCAATTGCAGTAGAACCTTGTTCCACCAACCGATAAAAATTATCCCTTTGAAATTTATAATCGTCATCTACATCTTCAATGCTGGTTGGTATGGCAGGAGTTATTACCTCTCTTCCCATATTAATAACTTCACCAACGGTTTCAGATTCTATTTCAATAACGCCCAAAGCCTTATCAATTACATTACTCATCATTACCTGTCACTGGATTATAGTTTTTAGAATCTTCATAAAAAGCTGTTGTTTCGTTAAATCCAAAATCATCATCTGCATCAGCTGATGTTGGGTTGGGTGTAACTGTAAGTCTCTGCTCTCTCTTGGGTGAATTATCTGCAATGTCAGTATACTGATCAACTTGTACAGTCTTAATAACCTTGCTAGAAGTAACAGGACCATATAGATAAAACTTTGCAGTAAAGTTTAGAGTATATATCAAAGACCTTCTAGAAGCAAAATCACCATCATAATCATCTTCATATGAAATACTGTTAAGAATAATAGGAATATCTCTTTTATTATCCATTTCTGGGATATCATTGAGAGTTACGGAATAATCTGGTTGAAAATATGGTAGAATCTGTTCAACAATTTGTAACGCATCGTCTGAATTTTTTGCAAGAATATATAATTCAAGTTCTAAATTATATGGGACAGGCATATATTGAGAATCTAATTGTTTAGCGTTTGCACCCTTCACTTTCTTAAACCTTTGTACACGATTAAGCTTACGAGCAGAATCATATGATAATCCGCCAATCTCAAAACCAATTCTTGGTAAAGATACTGCAACTTGTTTGCTTAAATCAGGGTCTTCTGCAAGGCGTACTAAAAACTTTTGTCTTGGGCCATATGCCAAAGGAACTTTCATTGACTGAATTATTTTTCCAGTGTTATCTTTACGAACTACTTGAATATTATTGAACATTGTTCCAAATGCTACAACAACCTTTCTAATTGTTTCATGGTAAAATTGTTGTCCTAACATTAATCCACACTCCCTACATCACCAAACGGATTCTTTTCAGTGAAATCTAATATTGTATCATCTAATTCATCAAATAGTTCATTTTGAGCCTGTCGATCAATATCGTTTTCTCCTCTGACTCCTTGTCCTAATATATAGTCTTCCTGTATCAAGAACTCTCCAGTTTCAATAAGTAGACTTTCACCAACAGAGGTTGAGTCATCCTCAAATATAATATTGTCGCTATCAGTTTCATCCAATAACAAACCTCTAGTTGTTGTTGTATCATGTATTCTTATCGGTTCATTAACTGCACTTGATTGTTCCAGAGTGATTTGATATACCGCAGAATCCAGTGATAAGTTGTCTTCAATAGCATCAATGACTGTAACACCCGTATCCAATCTTTCAGAGCTGTAGTCAAATATCTGACACTGCATTTTATAAACAGGAAGATTATCCAATTGGTAAAATGGTTCTTCATCCTCTACAGATTTTATTTCAAACAACATCAAAAATATTGGGTGGAATAACAAGTCTCCCTCAAATGGTCTATTGTTACCATCTGTAGCAGTATCTTTCAAAAGATAAAAATCACCCTCAAGTGTACTAGAATCAGATGTTTGATCTATAGTGCCATCTTCCAATAATATAGCGCCGCCAGTAGTATCTGTGGCAGTTTCTATTGCAATTTGACTAGACAACTCTCTAAATCTTGGCACTGAAACAACAAACGTGACCGCACTCATGTCTTGAAGGCCAAATTTGCTCATGAGCAAATCATCACCCTGCCAACCATTTGCGTCCTGGCACCACATCTCAACCTTTCTAGCATGTGTAAATTTAGATAAGGCGTCCTCGCCTAGAAAGGTATCTTCAGACACAGATTCTCTATCAATATAATGAACATCATGACCGTAAATTTGTATAGCTTCTTTTATTAAGTCACTATATAAATTTCGTTCAGTTGCAATCGTACCAAAATTATTAGAATGAAATGCTGAATTGACGGCCATCGATTAACCTACCATATAGTTTATGGGTAATTCAAAGTGTAACTGAATTTGTTCTTCCAGTTTATTAATTTCTTCTAGTGCTTGAGAGTATAGTGTGGCACCATCCATAGTTACACCACCAAGCATTGTAACTCCACTAAACTTGGAAAGATTTGCACCCCATTGTTGTTTGATTAGAGCTGTTGCATACCTCTTTAGATAAATGTCATCATATAGGTCTGTATATGAAGTAGGATCAATCTTTCTATAACATTCAATGAGAAGATAGTCAACATCAGGTGTTATTTTATTCTCCCAATCCATATCAATGTAAAGACGATTTTGATGTTGGTTGAAACGAATAGGTGTTTCTCCTACAAGAATATGTTCTAGAAAATCTAGATTTTGCATAGTCATCTCGTATTGAATAACAGATGTTGAGGAAAAATCAAATAAGTCATTTAGACGAAGTTGATAACGAATATCAAACATGCTACTTCCACCACCAGTATCACTAAATGGAAATACTTTTATAACAGACACAACTGGGCTTGGAACAGGAATCCAATTATTCCCTTCCAACCAAGTTGAAGTCACACTTGTATCAACAACATCAGTTGCAGTTGAAGAGGTATTTCCTCTTGCTCTTGCAACATCAGCAGTCGTGATTAAATGTTTAAGATACATCTTTTCAATACCATCATAATGATATTGAGCAAAAAACTGTAGGGCTTCGTCCAGACGATCATCTATCTGATCGTCTGAAACATTGATATCTATAACACCAAAGCCAAGAGCTCTAAGACAGTATGTCTTTAATGTAGCCTTTGTTGAAGGTATTGCCATTTAAAATCCTTTATCCAGCAACGTATGTTTTGCCTGTTGTAATAGCATTAGTATAAGGTGTTTTGGTTTTGCTTGAAGCTTTATACCAATCCATTGTTTTTTGAACTTCTAGATGGTCTGTATTACGGGTGACCATCAGTTTAACTTCAGCAGCACTGCCGTACAAAGCAAGAGCTTCTGTATCATCTGCAATAGTTGCAGCAATTAGAGTAACACTATCACCCATTGCAGAAAAGTGTGCTGCGATTTCTTCAGTTGTTTCACCGGCCATTTTTTATTTCTCCTTTGTTAGTTTCATTGTTATATATAGTATTTATGCGAATGATCATCCTTCCAATGTTGTTATCCTAGCTGCAAGAGCCGTGTTTTGAGCAGACAACTCTTGAACAGCTTTAACCAACATTGGGACTAAAGAACCGGGCGCTACTTGTTGAGTTCCATCAGGGTCTTGACTCCAAATATTATGTCCATTAACCACTTCTGAATGGGCATCAATAACCGTTTTGATTTCCTGTGCAAGAAACCCGTGATGGGCTTTACCTTCTCCAAAAACAGGATCAGAACTATCAGCATCATACTGGGGTAGGCTATTTGCGATAGCGTCCTTTGAATTCCACTTAAAGGTTATTGCGCGCAAATCGTTAATAAAGGAAAGACCCGCTGTAGAATTGGCAACATCCTTTTTCAACCTTGAATCTGAAGCCGCAGACCAAGATGTATCGGAACCGTCTAAACTTATCGTGGCAGCACCACTAGCAAGCCCAAACCTTGCGGTGTTAGCTCCCGCACCACTGGTGGCGACACCTATCAAAATCTCGCCAGATACGTTAACCGCAGATGGGGCATTGTTTTGACCAATGCTAACACATTGGTTTCCCGTTGTCATATTGTCATGGTTGGCAGAGCCAATTAAAACATTACTGTGGCCAGAAGTAAGCGCCAACCCTGCATTATCACCAATGACCACGTTTTCATTTCCAGTACCAACACCGCTACCCATGGCATTGTCGCCTATAACAACGGTCTGCTGGAAAGTAGTACAATTTTTTCCCGCATTATTACCTATCAAAACATTTTCGCCGCTTCCTGTTACCATAGACTTACCAGCGTTGGTGCCAATGCCAATAGTACTGGGTGCGGTGGTTAGAGCGCCTAGGGCATCCCGACCTATTGCAATGTTGTTGGCCGCAGTAGTATTGGCATCAAGAGCACCAATGCCAACCGCTACGTTATTAGCCCCTGTAGTATTAGCACCAAGAGCCGATGTTCCAAATGCTGCATTATAACTGCCCGTTGTAGTGGCCGCCATCGCCGAAGCGCCAAACGCATTATTTTGTGTTCCTTCGGTATTTAAAACAAGAGAGGACGCTCCCACTGCTGTGTTATTACCTGCCGTGGTATTAGCACCCAGCGCCGCTTGGCCCACGGCCGTGTTGGATGCGCCCGTAGTGTTGGCATCAAGAGAAGCCTGCCCAACTGCTGTGTTAGCAGTACCACCGACATTAGCGGTCAGCGCAGTATGGCCAAATGCTGTATTGGAACCCGCAGTGTTTACGAGTAATGCTCCTTTGCCAACTGCTGTGTTAGCAGCACCAGAGACGTTAGCACCCAAAGCATTGTCGCCAAGGGCAGTATTTTCTGCGCCCGTAGTGTTTGCATCGAGAGCCGCAGCACCAACTGCTACGTTACTAGCTCCTGTGGTGTTAGCCAATAAAGCATTATGTCCAACGGCTGTGTTGTCAGACGCAGTCGTGTTAGCTTGTAGCGCACCATTACCAAATCCGCTATTCTGAGCACCAGTAGTATTTGTTGTTAAAGCTAAACGACCAAAAGCATTATTCTGAGCACCAGTAGTATTAGCACCAAGAGCCGATGTTCCAAATGCTGAATTATAACTGGCCTCTATATTGGCAGTTAGAGCATTGACACCAAACGCACTATTTTGTGTTCCGGTAGTATTAGCGTCTAGGCTAGTGGCACCTACTGCTGTGTTATTAGCCCCGGTAGTATTGACAGCAAGAGCATTAGCACCAAGAGCCGTATTATCAGACGCAGTGGTATTGGCACTCATGGAATTGTTGCCGACTGCTGTATTATTAGACGCAGTGGTATTAGCATCTAGAGATGCCTGTCCTATTGCTATATTACTGTTACCACTTGTGTTGGAATAAAGGGCATGAAAGCCGAGTGCTACACTATTAGCTCCCGTAGTCTGTAATCTACCAGCGTTTGTGCCAGCAAAAACATTCTGCGAACCTGATGTTACGTCATAGCCAGCATTATGGCCAAGCGCGGTGTTATTATGAGAAGTTGTTACTGTTTTAAGAGCGTTTGTGCCAACTGCTGTGTTACCTGTCCCAGTGGTATCGGCATTCAGAGCAGCATAGCCAACTGCTACGTTATTAGACGCAGTGGTGTTGGCACTAAGAGTGCTCATGCCAAGGGCTGTGTTACTTGCTCCAGTGGTGTTGGCATCAAGTGCGCCTTGGCCAACAGCAACATTGGAATGCCCTGTTGTGTTGACATTCATAGCAGTATGGCCAAGGGCTGTGTTATTATCTGCTGTGGTATTAGCAC